CAAGTGTTCCTACATCTGTCTTTGCCCACACAAACAAAGTGGTTGTAGGTGAGGAAAGGCGAACATCAACATCCAACCGGGCAGAGCACATCCAAGTTCCACCAGCAACAGAGCGACCAAAGGTCAAGGTCATTTCTGTTTCAGGAATAATAATGGTGTCTCCTGCTGCGTCCTCTGTAATGAACGCAGTTATTTTAGTTGGGTTGGCTGCGTGGTTATTACCGCGCAACATAAAGTAAGACAACTTACCTGTAAGAACTTCGTTGTAAAACTGGCTCTGGTTTGGAGCAACATCAATGCCGCTCGCACCACTTGCTTTGTAGTTCTGGTTTAGACCTTGTGTCCCAGACCAAGAACCTTTGTGAATAAACTTTCCTGTTTTAGCCATAATAACTTCTCCTTCTTTTTATTATGCTTGTGTCTCAAATGAGACTAACTTGTAATGTAGTTTTGCTTTTAGAGCATTCGCACCTGTGAATGACGAGAGGTCAGTTCCAAATGCGTAAGCACCCCAGACACAAGTAAGGTAGAGGTTGCCGTTTGCTCCATAGTTTTTGTTGCTGTTGCGGCTGGTTCTTACTACATTCTGTCCAGTAGCAGTAAAGGTCTGTAAAACAGAAGTCCCGCCATAGCGACCATTGATAGGGAAAGAACCTTGCGCTCTTACTTGACCGCTGTTGGCTTGTGTGTTTTGACCTGTGGTGGTGTAGCACACAAACTGCGGGAATGTGTTTGTGTTGTTGGTAAAAAAGAAACCAGTCCCATTCATTCCATAAGTGTCCCTTACTGCGCTTTGAACATTGGTGGTAGTCCCAGCGGTTAGTCCAAGAATAGCAATAGCAGCAGGGGTGTTGGGGGCAGGAACGCTTACATCGCTAATGCCGACGAACAAAGTAATGTTTTGTTCCAAGTCTGCTATTGTGTAAGGCGAGCCGTCTGGTTTGAATAGTTGTTTGTAAGCACGAGGGCAGTCAATGCTGGTGCTGTTGGTAGGCATTTCAGCAGCAGTAGCAGCGGTCATAGACGACCATTCAAAAGAACTATTACCTGCTCCGTCAGTCGTAGCAGAATAGCCACCAGCAAATGTTGTGTTGGGGTTGTGGAATGTCCAAGTCCCGTCGCCAAAGTCAATAGTGTCCCAGCCAAGGTTTTCCGTTCCTGTGGCTGCTGCTACGACTGGCGCAAAGGGGTCAGCAATAGGCATAAGTCTTCTCCTTCTTCATTATGTAGGAAGCGTCAAGTCTAACGCTCTTTCTTCTCTTCTCGGTCTATTTGTTTTAGTCTTTCTTGAATGGCTGAAATGCGAGCATAAATGTCGCTCGCAGAAGCAGAGGTAGGTCTGGTCATTCTCATAGGTGTGAGAGGTTGTGCGAGCGCACCAGCCGCACCAACACCAACCCTACCAAGCGGCGTAAATGAAGCAGCAGCGGCAGCAGCCTGTGGAAAGCCTGAATAAAAAGCGCGTTCCAAAGTGGAAAGTTCTGCTTGTGGTGTTCCTTCCGCACCTATTGTTCTTGCATAGTCGGTTGTTAGAGAACCAAGTCCAGTCCAACCCATAACCCAATAGTCATAGTTTTCGTAGTTTGTTTGCTGCTCTGGTGAGAGCGGATAAATGTAGCCACCAACAGCAGTCTCGTCTGTTGAGGCAACAGGCGTTATGTTCCCACCCAAGAAACGAGCAAAGAAGTCAGCAACTTGTTGGCTGTCGTCTCCATACATAAGGCGAACATAGGCTATGTGTTCTGGGGAAAGTTGTTTGTAGTTCTTTGGAAAACCTTCTAAACCTAATGCTGCTTCAACATTTGGGTGAAGTTGGTTTCTAATAAGTTCTTGTGCGCCACCTGACTTTGCGAGCGAAGCCAACATAACCATAGCATCAATGGCTGGAATGTTAGGCGAAGCAACATAAATGTCTCTTCTTCCCTTTGGTTCAAGTTTGTAAAGAAGTTGTCTGGCTCTGGTGTAGTCTGGGAAGAACTGCTCTGGTGGCGGTTCTGTGTTGGACATACTATTAGCCATAGCCTGTAAGCCTCTGTCTGTTTTTAGAATGTTCGCATAACGCTTCATCTTGGTTGGGTCTACTGACGCTCGCAATAATGTAGCCAAGTTCTGTCTTGCGAAAGAATAGAAAATAAAAGCATAACCAGCAATGGCTCTTTCTATGTCGCTCATTTCAGCATAGTCAAATAGAGAACGACGAGCCAAGTTCACAGCCTCGTCCAATGACCTACCTTCTTCTAATGCTCTCGCAGCAACACCAGCACGGAAGGTCAAGTCCTGTGCTGTAATAAAGTCTTGTGCTGCCTGACCAGTAGTGGTTAGAGGAGACTGCCCAGAAAGAACAACCTTGCCTCCCTTGCGGTGGGTGAAAAACTGCTTGCTATTTGCCCAGTTGATAATGCGCTGCTGTGTAGCAACATCGGTAATAAACCCGTATTCACTACGAATGCCTGCGTTGGTAAGAGCGTCAAGAAGTTCTCCGTTGGTGTAAATGCGTCCGTCTGGTGCGACAACAGCAGGCTTCAAATAACCTACCCTGTTTCTGTTCCAACCATTTCTTACAATGTTGTTTCCCTTTATTATTCCCTTACCTATTTCAAACAAACCTGTGTTTTGACCAATGGTAGAATAAACTATCCAAGGTGCTGTGCTCACATTTGTAGCAGAGAAGCGAGGACGCATAGTAAGCAAGAAGGTGTAGCGTAAGTTATTTATTTCTCGCATAAGGTAAAGAATGCTGTCCTTTACACGAATAAGGTCTTTTGTTCCTGTTGCTGCGCGAAGGGCTGCGTCAACATAACGGGTGAAGCCATCAACCTTACCTTGCTTTATTGCTCCTTGTAGTTCTTCATAAGGTGCTTTACCAATAACAGCAGCAACATAGTTCTCATTATTCTTACCAAGTAGTTCTTCTATTGCTGCGGTTGCTGCTTTGTAGTTGTTTGAGAAGTCAAAGCCATCCACACCATTGCGTCGTAGCAAGTGTCTTGCTGCTTCGTCTGCTCTGTCTATTACATCAAGTAAGTCTTCCCAGTAAGGTATTTGACTTGTCTTTCCTAAAATGGCTGCGTCTGCCGCTCTTCCTTCTTTCGCAGCAAGGTCAAGTTCTTCGCTTACTTCGCGAAGAATAGCAATGTCTGCTATTGCTTGTGGTTTATTTGGAATGCCCCCTACACGAGCATAAGCCTCTTCTAATAGTCCGGTAAAGTCTTGGACAACATTGTAGTCAAGGTCTGCTGCTAATGAAGCGGCTCTTGCTTTTACAATGTCTGGGAAGAAACCAGCAGCAAGTTGGTCTAATGACGCTCTGCCTGTTACAACTTGTAGTTTGTCTTCAAGGTCTTTGGTTTGAGAAATAAAGAAGCGTTCCAAGTCTGGGTCGCTTGTAAGAAGTTCATCTATCTTTCTGGTCATAATGCGGTTAGTCTCATTCCAGTAATAAGAACCAACCTGAACCTCTGCTGGTATTTTACCTTTCTTCGTGGCTACAACATCAAAAATGTTTTGTGGTTTTACCAAAGGTAATAGGTTCTCTGGGTCTTGAATAAGGACACGCATTTCACCAATAAGGTTATTTACTTCTTTCCAATAGGTTTCTGGTGCGTCTATTACCCTTCGTGCTGCGGCTTTTATCGCCTCATCTAACTTTTCTCTACCAACACCAGACAAGAAGTCCTCTTGGAAAACCTTTTTAGTTCCAAGGAAAGCGTCCAACAAACTTTCATCTATTCTCTTTGAAAAGAACAACCTACGAATAGTCCAGTTCAGTCCGTCTTCCACAACATTTTCCTGAACTGCTCGCCCAAGAAGCCGCGCCCCTGCTCGCTCCAAGTCCCTTGTCTCATCAAACTGCCTTTCACCAACAATAGCATAAGCCAACAAGTCGTGGTTTGTCGCCACACTAACATCACCAACAACACCATAAAGTTCTTGTGTTGCTTTGTCTTTACGCATAGCAGCAACTAACTTACGAAGTTTGGTGTCCAAGTTGCTTGCTTCTTGCTGTGCGCCTCTAATAAGTGCGCGTTGCTGTGGTGTAATAGCACGACCAATAACTTCACCAGCACCAGTAATAGCAGACTTGAACCAGTCTTTGAAAACCTGACTACCAAAGGAACGAACCTCTAATGGTTCTAAAATAGCGTTGGCTGTGCTTGGTGGTAGTCTCGCAATGTCTCTACCTCTTGTTGCTACTTGTTGTCCCTCTGCTACAAGGTCAGTTGTGCTTTCCAATAACAAACGGAAGTCAGCAGTAGAAATAAGTCTTTGTCCCCCAACACCAGCACCCTTGCCCGTGAGGTCGGCAATAATGTCTGCTGCTTTCTTTGAGGACAACTTACCATAGTCTTGAAGTTTTTTGGTAATAGCAATAAGTTTATTTGCGATGCTTTCTGCCGTGGTGCTCGTAATGTTTCCCTTCACGCTGGTTACAATGTCTGGCTTCACATCGGTCAAGTCAAAGTAAGACTGGGTTGCTGCTTCTCTTGCGCCCAATAGTTTGCCTTTCTGGTCTGCTCTTGTTGTTAGACCACCACCAGACTGCGCTGAAATAATAGGAACTTCTTTTTCAACAAGTTGTTTGGCTATTTTACCAATAGCGGTCTTGTCTCTAATGTGTTCTAATAGTTTTGCTGCTTGTGTCTTGTTCGCCCAAGTGTTCTTCGTCACCATTCGTAGGTCGTCAAAACCTTTTATGCTTTTGGTGTTTTCATAAACATAACCTAATGCTCGGTCATAAGCGAACTGGTTGCGTAGTTTAGCATAAGCGGCTGGTGCTTGGCTTTTCATTGTGCGTAGGTAATGACCAAGTTTATTTGTTCTACCTGCTGGGGCAGTAGCGTCAGCCTGACGAAGCAAAGCCTCAATAGTGTCGTCTTGTTTAGCAATAGCACCAATGTTTCTGGCGAGGTCAAGTTCATCTACATTTTTACCAAGACGAACAGAAGCGTCTAATGGCTGGTCTGCTACTTCGTCCAGACTTCTCATAACACCATCGTAGTCGTCAATGGCTCTAACCAAACCTGCTCCACCTTCGTCGGCAACAGCAGTAATAAAGTTGTCCATTCTACCAACAAGTGTTGCGTAGTCTCCCCCGCTGTTTGCTAAACTTTCAAACTGGCGAGCATAAGAACTATTACCAACACCCTCTCTGTTCATAGCAGTCAAAGCAGCCTGAACATCGCTTTCTCTTTTTGCTATGTCTCTTGCTATGAGGGAGGAAGTAAGGTCAGCACCCATAGCAGTTCTAACATCACCATAAGCAAGTTGGTCAGCAAGCCTATTGGCTGTGCCCCTTCTTCCTGTTCTTGCTATTCCGCCCGCTTCTGGAAGAATAGAAACTACATTGAAGTCTCGTAAGAAATAAGCACCAGCGTCCCTTGCTCCTGCTGTTCCTGCCTGTAAATAACGAGACATTCTCGGTGCGTTGTAAATAGCCTTGCTTGCTTTATTGACTTGTAGTGTTGTCTTCAAGCCAGTAGCACCACCACCAATAAGACCAAGCGTAGGGTCAAGTAAGTCAAGAGCAAAACCACCAGCAGTCATAACTGCTTTGCCTGTCGCACCCATTTCCAATAAGTCAGCGGCTTCGTTCATTTCCATTGTGAAGCCTCTGTTCTGTGCGACATTTAGAAGAACAGGGTTGTCTACATAAAGTGGTGTTTCTTCTGCTCTGCGTTCCCTTCTTGCTGCTCGTAGGTCTTCACCATAAAGCGCACCAAGAGCAGGCATAACAGCGTATTCTGTTCCAGCACCAGCAACAAGGTTAGGAATGGTAAGAGCAGAGCGAAGTGTCCAACCAACAGGCGTTTCAATAGTTCCACCAAAAGGTGTGGTTGTGTAGAAAATGCCTCTTGTGTTGAATGCTTCTGGGTTCGCAAGAACTTCTGGTTTCTTTTCTGGGTCAGCCCACCAAATGTTTGGAAAGTCATTTTCACTTTCGCGTAAAGCCAAGTCTCTTATTTGCTGCTCTGTTCGTGGTTTCTCAAAGCGTGTAAAAGAAAGACCGCTGTATTCTGGGTTTGTTTGACGCAGTTGCATAAACTGGGCTTCTGGTAGTTCGTCGCCATTATCAAGACGAACATAAGGAATGGTTGTTCCTTGTAGTCTTTCTTCTGCTCTTTGTCTTGCTTCTTCTCTTGTGTTATTGTAAATGTAGTTGAAGTAAGCCATTTGAGCAGGGGTCAAGTCTGGGACTGGCTCACCCGCATCACGCTGACGAACAAAGGTTTGGTAAAGAGCGTCTGCCGCTCCTTGCTGTTGGGCTTGTGTGTCTGTTAGGGAAGGGTTCTCCATAGCCTCTGGGAGAGCCGCCAACTGGTCTAAAACGAATGTAAAAACTTCATTAGGGGGAATGGTAGGGTTCTTTCTTTTTACTTCTTCATAAGCCCTCTGGATGGCTCTACGCTGTAATGAAGCGTCTGCTTCTGGTAGTCCTTCTTCTTCTTTTAGAAGTTCTTCCAAACGAGCAAAGTCAATGCCGCTTTCAACAGCAACCCTGTCCTTTTCTCTCGCAGCCATTTCTGGGGTCATAACTGACTGCGGTTGTAAAGCAGTCATAAAAGAAGGTGGCTGACCAAATGTAGGCAAGTTCATTGGTGGGGCAGGTTCAGCAACATAACCTACTTCCCCAGCAGCAATAGACGCAGGCACAGAAGCAGCAGCGGCAGCAGGCACACCAATAAGCGGGGAAAGTCTAAAAACTTTCTCTGGTAGTTCCCCATAAACATTTTGAAGAGGAACAAGGTAGTCTTCTTCGTATTCACGCATAGCCTGTGCTTGCGCTTCTTCTGGTGTTCCAGTAAAAGGAGCAGAAGAAATAAGTTCATTAGCACGAGCATCAACATAACTTTGACGCTTCTGTTCTAACAAACGAATAAGACGGCGTTCTCTTTCCGCTTCGTCTTCTAATAAAATGGCTTGACTTATTTGCTGGTCTAATGTGTCGTTTGGCGGCATTTATTTATTCCTTTTAGTCTGTTGGGTTTGCGGCTGAAACTTCAAGTATTTGTTTAGCAAGTAAGTATTCTTGGGCTTGCTCTCTTGTTCTTGGGTCGTCAGCATAAACCCTGTTCAGTTCTTCATAGGAAGGAACAATGGGGTCGCCAGAAGTTCTGCGGTTTGTTTCATAAAGGTTGTCTACAACAATAACATAGTCAGCAACTTTCTTTGCTCTTTCTTCTGGGGCAAGGTTAGGTTTTGCTATTCTTTCAAAACGCTTTGGCTGGTTCGCCAAACGGGTTGCGCCTCTAATAATGTTTAGTTTGTAGCGTTCTCTTCTTGTTTGTGTTGTCTCGGCTCTACGCTCTGCTCTACGCTCGGCAGCAGCAGGGGTAGGCAAGACTTCCCGTGTCGCGCCCGTAAAGGGGTTTGTGAGCGTTGTTGGCTGTGGGGGAATGTCGTAGGGGCTTTCTGGAACAGAAGCCAACGCAGGCTGTGGAGGGGCGCTCTGGTCAATAACAGGAATGCGTTCCATTAGTGTTGGTCTTGTTGCTCCCTCTGGGAGAACACGCCCATAATAACTTTCTGGACTTGCTTGAATAGCAATAGCCTGTCCTGCTGCTCTACCTTCTTCTTGTAGTCTTGCTAATGCTTCGTCCCTCAAACCAAGTGCTTCCATTTCGGTCAAGTATTCATAGTCAGTAAGACGCTTGGTTCTGGACATTTGTGCGCCTTCTCTGTAAGAAGGTGTGCGACCGGGAAGTTCTGCTGAAACTGGTGGAGGTTGAAGTTCAGGTGAGAAAGGTAAGACACGCTCTCTACGGGCTTGGTCAATAACTTCTTCACTTGGGTAAAGACCATCAACTTCGGCTGGTTCTGGTGGTAGTTCCTCCATAGCCATTGGTTCAGTTGTAGTGGGGGGAGCGGTCGCAGGCTCTTCGGTTGGTTCTGCTACGCGAAGGAAGTCTTGTTCCGCGACTGCTCTACCCCCAAGTTGTTGGAGCAAACTACGGACACCTTGTCCTTGTGCCTGTCGTAGTTCCTCTGGTGTAAGTGTTTCTAATGTTTTGTCTGGGTTTGCTGCGAGGTAGTCTCTAACACCCTGTTCAGCACCAACACGAGCAAGGTCTTGTGCCCCCGCAACTGCGGCTGGTTCATCAAAACGAGGTAGTTCTCTTTGTGGTCTTGGTGCTAAACCAAAGCCACCTTCTCCATAAGCAGACTGAAACTTTCCTCTTGTTCTTTCTAATAGGTCAACACTTGGTGCTTCTGGTAGTTGGACACCAGCCAACTGGTCTGTTAGTCTTGAAAGTTCTGCTTGTAGTCTTGCTCTTTCACCAGAATAGTCAATAGGGTCTGCTTCTTCAACCTTCGCGTCTAAACTACCTCTTACTGGATAAACACCAACGCCTTGTCTAATAGCAATGCCCCTTCTATCAGTTCCACCGGGCGCACCAAAGCCGCTTTCATCTACTTCGCCAGCAAGAACAGCATCATAGTCAGCAATGTAGTCAGCAGAAAAAGCGTCCCTAACTGCCTGTTCTGCTGCGTCTTCATCTCCATTAGTAGCAATAGCCCTGTCTCTTGCGTCTTTTATTTCAGCAGCAACAACCGCTGCTTTGAATGCTCTTTGTTCGCCAGAGGTTACACCACCAGCAGCACCCATTTGGTAAGCAGCCTGCTCCTCTGCTTTTGCCGCAGAAGTTGTAATGCGGTTTGCTTCGTCTGTTTCAGTAGCACCAGCACGAGAAGCCTGCTCTTGAACACGCTGGAAACTTTCTTGTGTGTCGCCTGAAAGGTCTGCTAATAAGTCTGTTGGTGTTCTGCGTGTTCCACCAACACCACCACCTTCTGTTTCTCCTACGCTAATAGTTGTTCTTGGCTGTGCTTGGAAAGCCTGACTACTTTCAAAACGACGACGGCTTTCTTCTTGACCCGCTCTACGCCTGTTTTCTGTGTTCTGGGCAGCAGTTCTTGCGTTTTCAATGGCTTGGTCGCGAGCAAGTTCTTTTGCATTTAGGCTATTTATTGCTCTGCGGGTTGCGTCTATTTCGTCTTGAATGGCTTTGCGCTGGGCAGCATAATAACGAAGTTGCTCTTGGTAAGCCATTTTCTCAAAGTCAATAGCAAGCAGTTCGCTTTTCTGTGCTTCCTCCCACATTTTCCAACGGAGGTTTGTTACATACTGACCCCAACCTTCACCACGAGAGGTTCTTGGCTGGTCAATAGCAACCTCAATAACATAGGCATTCTGCCCATTCACATTTCTAACGGGCATTTACAAGCCTCCTGTTGTGCCGCCAGTGCTGTTTAGCATCTGGTAAAGTCGTAGAGCCTCTGGGTTTTTAGCACTTATTTCAATAAGTCCTCTGGCTTCATTCTCTGGAATGCCGTAAAGGTTAGAAATAGCAGCGACACTATTCGCGCTTGGGGTAGTAGCACCCTGTATTATTTTCTGTTGAGCGGCTGTTCCAAGTCCTGCCTCTAAACCTGCTGCCCCAACATTAGCAATAGACTGCGCTCTGTTGGCTGCGTATTGTCCTTGTGCTGCTTCCAAAGCACGAAGTTCGTCAGTCTGTCTCTGCTGTTTAGCAAGGTCTTGCTCTTCAATAGCCTGTGCTATTTGTGTGTTCTGCTGGCGTAGTTGTTCGTCAGCCATTTGTGCGCCAAGCAAAGCACCACCAGAAGTAGCAGCACCAGAAGCAGCAAGTAGTCTTTCTCTTTCCTGCTGGGCATAGTCTGCTGCTTGGTTGCTTCGGGTTTCTAAACGACCCTCAATAACACGGCGTTCTTTGTCTGTAAGACCAAGCAAGCCCATTTCTTCTTTTCTTTGTAGTTCTTCCATTCTCTTCTTTTGCTCGCGCTCAAACTTGGAAGGAATAATGTTAGGAAGAGCAGAAATAAGTGAGCCGCCAGCAGCACCAAGAATGGAAAGTGTAATAGGGTCTATCATAGTTTTAGTTTCCTCATAATAAAGTAAAAGTCAAATAACCTACAAGTAAAACACTTCAACAAGGAAGTTTTTAGCAGAAGCCCAACCTGCTTCTACTTTTGGGTTTATCGCAAGTTGTAGGTCGTGTTTCCCTCTGGAAAGAATAAGAGAATAAGAACCCATAACTTGTCTGTAAGCAGCAGCATTACCACCAGCGTTGGGGTCTAACAAACCAGAAGGTGCGCCAGTAGGTTCAAAGACATAACCTCTTGTTCCAGCAATGTAAGTTGGTGTTGGGTTTGCTGCTGAATAGTCTATGTGTTTTAGAAGAACTTTGTTTTCCCATTGCCCTTGTCCATCACCACCAGAAGTCGTGCTATTAGCATTAGCAATAAAAGCAACTTCCCAACTAATAAGAACTTGGGCTGACTGGTCTAAAACTATTTGTTTTCCACAACCAGCAACATCCCTGTATTGAACAGAAGAAGCAGCCGTCTGTGTGTTTGCTTTTGTGGTGGAAGTAAAATAAGACCTGTTTAGTGCTTCGTTGTTTATGTTCTGTCCAGCAATAAAAGAAGAAGCAAACTTATGGTCGCCTGTTATTGGCTGGTATTCTCCTGCTTCTATTTCGTCATAGTCCAAGTCAACACCAATGTCGCCAATAACTATTTCTTGGTTTACATAAACCTTTGCCGCTTCTTCATTTAGTCTCTGGTCGTCAAAGTCTAATGTCTGTCCATCAACATAAGTGTAAGGTTTTACAAAAGGCATAGTTTTATTCCTTCACCAGAACGGCTGTAATGTTATGTCGCGTAATGTCTACCCTGTTTCCAGCACCACCATTAGGGCAGGCTTTTACTTGTAGTTCTACACGCTCCAAAGTTCTTCCTGTGCTGCTGTTAGTCCAAACACCAGAGAAAGAAAAGTTTCTCCACCACAAGGCTTCGCTCAAACCTGTGCTGTCGTTTGTAATGCGTGAGCGACCTGAAAAAGAATAACCACATTCAGCAATAGTCTCGCTCAAAGTTGCTCCTCCGTCGTTGTAGAAAAGAACTAAACGAAAGCCCATTTGGTTGTAAGAAGCATTTAGAGGGTCGCCGCCGCCGTCGTCATTTAGAAGAACATCACCAATAATGCCGGAAGTTTGAACACGAAGCAAGTCTCCTGCGTTGGCTACTTTATTGATAGAAACTTCTGCGTCATTACCAGCAATAGAAACCTGAACATAGTTAGTTGAGGTTGTAGTAAAACCTGCGGTTGTGTCGTTGTCGTAAAAGAAAAGTTCGTTTGCCTTTGTCTGCCCGACACTTCTATCAAAATGTGCGCGTGTTGCCCAGTTTGGTTTGGTGTTGTCTTGTCCAATAACCAAAGCAGCAAGGTCGTCATAAGGTTCATTTAGTGTAGCAGCGTCTATTACGACACCTTCTCTTACAGGGTTGAAGTCTATTTTAGCCATTTACATTTTACCTCTTTACATTCCTTACCCAAAGTTCAGCACCATAAATGTCTATGGGTCTTGAAGGGTTGCCTTGATAGTTTGTGTTTACAGCATCGCTTGTGGTTGCTCGCCAACGCAAGTCTATTTTTACTTTCTGCGAACCTACTGGAACTTTGAATGGTAAGTTACAAGTTATTCTCTGGGCATAAACCCAAGAAGTTTCAGCAACCTTTGTGTCGTTTACAAACACCGCCCATTGTGTAGTCCAGTCAAAACCATAGAAAATGCGGAAGGTTGTTTCGTCTTGCTGATAGACTATTCGGTCATAGCCGTGCATAAAGTCTATTAGCGCACAACCAACCAGCATTCCTTCCTGTGCGTCAAAGTCAAGGTAGGTGTAGTCAAATGAACCATAGTCAACAAGTTTATTCCAACCGGAAGACCAGTTGTCTGTTTGTAGGTCTATGCTATGTAGCGGTGTCCAAACATCTAAACCGCCTTGCTGAACATTCCAACGCTTTACCCTATGGTAGTTCTGTGTTGCGCCTTCGTAGGATAAAACCAAGTTGCCGTTAGAAGTTTGGTCTTGGTAGGTTGGAGCAGCAAACTTATCAAAATGTAAAGAAGCAACAGGAAAGTTGTTTGCGTTCAAGTTTCCATTTACTTGCTGAATGGTTGCCTCAACATTATCGTTTATGTTTTCTGGCTTTACTGCCTGAAACCTTTGAATAGGTCTTTTGGTGTAAGTTTTAGACATTACCTTGCTTGCCCCTTTTGTAAGTTAGTGCGCTGGTTTAGTGTTTGTAGTGTTGCTGTGTCGTAGTTTATGTGGAATGAGAGCAAGTGAAAAGTTGTGTTTGTAGGCATCAAGTCAGCAGCAGCAAGTGTTTTTAGCCTGAACTTGAACTGGTTTATTAGTTGCGTGTTTACATCCCAGCGTAGTCTAATAATGCGAGCGTCTTTTGCTTTGTCTGTTCCAATAAGAAATGGGACTTTTGTAATGGTTGGGTTTAGGTCGCCAAACACAGGGTCTTCTGCTAATGTAAAGACACGCTCGTTCATTGACTGCTTTTGCCCACCAGCAGAAGTAAAGTCATAGTCAAAGTCTGTTGCGTAGTCTAAACCAAGTTGTAAGTCGCCATAAGAAAGTATTTCTACCTCAACTGAATAGACCCTGTGCTTTACGCTGTTGTCTCCAAAGTCATTCCAGTTGCTTTCCCAAATAGCGTCTGGTCTGCTGTTGTCGCTTATTGTAAATGAAGTTGTGTCTTGGTTGCTGTTGCTTACAACAAACCTTTGTCCATAGAAAGAAGAGCCAGACCAAACCTGTAAAGGAGAAACGGAATAACCAGTAGAACCAATAATGATAGGAGAACCAGCACCACCTCCAAGTCCAAGCCAGCGTGGTGAAGAACCAAAAATAAAGTAGCCTTCTGGGTCAGTTGTGCCGCAAGAAAAACGGAATAGTTCGTCTGCGTTGTTAGAACCTGTGCTTCCTCTCTGCGACCATTGTGCGTTGTCTGCGTGATAGACAAGTCCCTTTGTAGCAACGCTTTCTCCGTTCTGTGGAATGTGAAACCAAGCCTCTCGCTCCAAAGGTGAATAACAAGCCCAAGCCATAGGAAGTGCTGCTTTATTTATTTTGGCTATTTCTTTGTCTAATGTCTCGCTCATTCGCTGAATGCTAATAGCAGAGCCACCATCAAGACCACCAGAAATAAGGTAAATGCCTTCGTCGTTTAGAAACATAACACCCAAGTTAGGCACAGCACAAATAGCATTTGAAGCAGTTGTTCCCAAGTTAGTTGTAAGAGCAGAAATAGTTGGGTTGCCTTGTCCGTCGCGTCTAATAATGTCTATGCTATTACGCCTGAAAACTAACAAGTTATTGTAGTAGGGGTAAATGTTTGTAATGTGCCCACCTTGCGTTGAGCCTACATCAAAGAAAGAGAAAGAACCAAACTGCTCTGGAACACCCTTGTCGCTGTAAATAATGCGTGTTGGTGTGCTGTCTCCACCAGCAAGCCAAATGCGGTTGTCCCAAGTAGCACCAAACTTGTAGGTTGTGTTTATTCTTGAACTATCAATAAGAGCAGGAGCGCGGTCAACAAGTGCGCTGTCTGGAATAATGTCTATGTAATGTGTGGTTGCGTTGTCGTCAAACTGCTTTACAAAGTAATAAACAGCGTCATTAGAGCCGTCAGCACCAGTTCTTTTTATGTTCTTTGTTCTGTAAAGACGACGAGCAACAACCCCGTCGCCTCCCTGTGGTAGTTCTAACACTACACCAAAGCGCACTTGCTCACTTGCGGTTGCGGCAGAAGCAACTATCCAAGAAACATTAGACACATTAGAGAGGGGACTTTCTGCTCCATCTGCTGTAATGTAGGTTAGTTGGTAAGAATACTGGGAGCGTTCATTATCTACCTCACCTAAACCTAACGAAGACTTTACACCAAACACAGGTGCGCCTGTTCCGCCTTCTAATGGTGAGCCGCTTTGGTAGTCAGGCTGAATAGTTGTAGGTGTTACATCACCTGTGCTTATTGAGAAACCAAAGTCTCGGTAGTCTTCATTACCAGAAAACCAAATAGGTTTGTCGTAGCCGTTTATTATTAGAAGCCTGTTTCCGTAGGGAATGAACTGCGTTCCTGCTTCATTAGTCTTTCGTAGTTTTCTACCTGTGCCCAAATAAACAAAGTCGCTGAAATAATAAGCGCCAGCATAAGCAGAGCCTTGTCCTTTATTTCCCCACGCATAAACAAGGTCGCCTCCTCTTTCCCAGAAATAATAAACTTGTCCTGTGCTGGACTTTTCCCAAACAAAGCAAGCGTCAGTTGGGTTTATCAAATGCTTGCTTACATTAGTCTGGTTTGCTACAATAGTAAATGGGTTGGGGAACTTCCACCAACTTTCCAAGCCCCGGTCGCAAACCCAGCCTAACCCATTAGGGTCAACACGAAAGTTTACAACATTATCTGCGAAGCCTATTTGACCTTTGTAGCGTTGGTCAAGACCTTGTGCTGCTACGAACTGAATAACCTTGCTTTTCATAGCCATTGTTAGTTCAACCTTTTGAGGGACTGGGCATCATAACGCCAACCAAAGCGTCCTGCTCCAAACTGACCACGCTGAATGTGGCTGTCTATGTGGTCGCAATAACGCTTTTGTAGTTCTTTTATTTCTTTTTCTATTCTGCGTCTGTAAGTTTCGCTCAAAGTCTCCTGTCCCATTTTCAGGTAAATGTCTTCAAGTGCTTTGTAGACAATAAGTTGGTGGTATTCGTAAGGCATTTCTGGGCTGTCTGTTGTGAGCAGTAAGTCCTTTGGCTTTTTGTAATAACGAATAATGCCGTCCTTACGGAAGTCGTGGTAAGTTATTGTGTTCTGTCCTTCTTTTACCTGTGCTATTTCTTCGTCAAAACCATCAACGCGAGGGTAAGGACGAACCTGCTGGTGCTGTCCGTCTATTTCAACATAACGCTTTGCGCCATTCTCTAACTGGTTTACATAGCGTAGTAGGTAAGTTGCCGACTGGTCATCTACAATAACAGGCTCGTTGTAGGTTTCGCTATTTCTTGTAAGACCACCATTTATTACCTGAACCCAGCAAGGTAGTCCTCTGCGCTCACCGCTTACTTTATCAAAGTTCTTATTCCAGAAAATAACTTTTCTATGTCCTCTCCACGGGGTAGGGTTTTCGTCTTCGTTATTGTAAGCGTCAGCCCGAATAAGTTCGTCGTCCCAAGAAAGAAAGTTTAGTTGAATAGAAGCCGTGCCCTGTCCCTTTACAAGAATAGTTTGTGGCTCGCTCAACGCACCAACCTTTCCGTCTTTTAGGAAAGCCCAGCATAGTTCATAATAGCGGTCTGTTTGAAAGTCTCCACCAACATTTTCTACCAAAGAAAGTTTCTCTGCTGGTCTAACTTCATAAGCAGGCGACCAAACATAACATTCTGCGTAAGAGGCTTTGTAGTCTGCCCGTAGGTCTAACTGCTCTTCTCTGCGAGGCATTAGAGCAGTTGCTTTTCCGTAAGGAGGGTAAGCACCAGCAGAAGTGTTGAAAGGGTAGTCTCTATGACCCAAGTAAAGTAGTTCCAAGCAGTTCTCTGGTAAGTCATAATGTCTCTTTTTTATTACCCAGTTAGTAGAACTATTGAGAGGTGTGGGAGCGACAATAGGTCGGTCAACCAAAACATTAGCAGCAGAAACAACTTTTACAATAATGTATTCTCTGTTCTCAATAGAAATAGGCTGACCTTCCCAAATGTTGAAACCTTCTTGGTAGTTTGCTTTTACAAGTCGGTCAATAGGAAAGTCAAACACTACGCTTCTTTCATTTTGAACCCAAGTAGCCCCGTTGGTAGTTGCTGGGGCAACAACATTTTCTACATCCCTGTCTGGGAGAATGTCTACATAAAAAGGAAACACCGCTTCTTCTGTCGCAAATGTCCAACGCTTCATAGTCCAAATGTAATAATAAGCGTCGTTCAGCAGTTGGTCTAACTGGTCGTTGAACTGCTGTAAGTCAGGTGAATAGTCAATAATGTTTTTTACTTTTTCGCGTAGGGCTGTTAGGTTCATTTAGGTTTCCTCATAATGTAGAAAAGGTCAAACAAAAAGCCCCCACCCCAAACAGGGGCAGGGGCATAGAATGTTTGAGCCAAAAGTTCAGTTATGTTATTTAGCCAAGTGAAGGCATAACATAAACAGAACTTGTGCCGTCAAGAGCAGTTCCGTCAACAGCAGCACCGCAGACCGCACGAACTGAATAAGGCGCAGCACCAGTGTATTGAGCCTTTACAGCCTTACCAGCGGTCGCAGAAGGGAAGAGGAAGTCGCCACGCTGAATAGCAGTTCCAGTCCCGTCTGTCTTCGCCTCGCAGATGCCGCGAACACAAACAACAGCCTGACCACCAGAAACAACGCCGCCAGAGCCGTCGTCGTCGCGGGTAGTAGCAGGAGCAAGAACAACACCAACCACAATAGAAGCGGTAGAAGTAGTCCCAGCACCAGCACCCTTGTTGCTGTCTGCCTTCGCAATAGTTACGGAAGCAACCTCGTCGCTCGCAGCAGTAAGGTCAAGCGCAACCCAGTCGCCAACCGCAAGAGCCTCGCCAGCGAGGAAAACCTCTGTCTGGCGGCGGTTCATAGCAGCAAGTCCTACTGGAACGGAAGCACCGAACCCGTCTGTCTGCGAAGTTTCAAGATACTGAATAAGTGTAGAAGTAGCCATAGTTTTATTTCTCCTTTTTTGAAACTTCTATTAGAATGTGTCGCCGTCAAAGAGGACACCCTGCGAACCAAGATGGTCAGCAATAAGTTGTGCTTTCACATAAAGTTGAGCAGCACGAGCAGTAGTCCCCGCTACGTGCTCAAACGGACTAACAGCAAAGTCAGCGTCCCTGTGGAACATTAGTTTGATGCCGTCAAAGTTGAGGAAGTAGCCAGTTAGAGGCGCAGCACCAAAGTCGGCGCTGTTGTAGGTGAAGCCAAGTTCAATGTCCTGCTCAACAGCAGCACCAGCGAAAGCAAGGCTCATTCTACCACCATCAAGGGTCTTCTCGTTGATGTAGCGCTCCTGTGCGAAGAGGGCACGGCGGTAGTTCGCCATTCCAGCCTCGCTCAATAGAACGCAGTCAATGTCGCCCATAGGTGAAACGCTGTTTGCGTTGATGTAAACCTGCTGCATTCCGCGAATGCCGTCAGTTCCAAAAGCACCAGCAACATCAAAGACTTGGTTAGTCCAGCCATTCACATTGAAGGTTGCCTTGGAAACACCACCAACAACATTGTTCTGGTTGACTTTCTGCTCGGCTTCAAGGAAACCGCCAGCAATGTCGCCGTTTAGGGTGTTCATAGTGGTTAGAATAGAAGAGCCACCATTTAGTATCTGCTTGTTTAGTTCGCGGCGAAGCATAGACATAACGCTACGCATACGAGCCTCTACTATCTTTACAATAGCCTTCTCACCGCTGTTTTCAAGTTCTTCTTTCTTGGTTACGATAATGGGCGCGGTGAAGTCGCACCATTCGTAAATAGCAGGCTGTAAAACATCCTTGACGGCAAGTGAGACAGGCTCATAGCCAGTAGGAAGTTCAGTAATGCTGGAATGCTCGGCAATGGAAAGAGGGCGCTGTATCTTGATGCCGCCGTCTTCGTAGTCAATACCACCGCTCTTACGCGCATTGTCCAAGAAGGCAACCTTCTGGTAAAGTGCGTCAACTTCGCTGTCGCGAATAGAATAGAGGGTGGAGGAAAGTAGGTCGTTTGAAATAGCCATTTTCTTTTTCTCCTAATAAATGGTTTATTTGTTATTACTTATCTAAAAGTTCAAGTGCCCGAAATGGGTTTGTTGTTTTAGTTCCTTCACCAGTTCTTCTATTCCGCTGGGGTTTCTTACGAAGTCTTTGGAATAACGGCGGGAAAGGTTGCCCGTTTCATAAA